TTTTTGAATCCTGTTTGTGATTTACTTGATCCATTGTTTGAAAGTGTAAAAGAAGAAATCTTTGGTGAAATTATTAATCAACATGCACCACCTAAGAAGAAAAAGGAACTTACGTTTAGTGGTATGAAAAAAGATGAACTCGTAGAGGAGTGTAAAAAAAGAAACCTAGATACATCTGGGAAAATAACCGATTTGAAATCAAGATTGAAAAATAACACAGAGAAACAGAATTCTGTTGAAGACCTATTTAAAAAATACGAACAAGATAGAAGTAAGCAATGAGTTCGTACGATAAACTTATCGGTGTTTTTGACGAAGAATTAAAAGCGCGTGTCAATGAAATCATAAGTGATTATGCTGAAATCATTTCAAAGAAGCACGGTATACCACTCGACTTGTTACTACGAGACGTACCCGAAAATTATACGGGATCGATATGTAAAGGGACAAAGTCAAATGGTCACCGTTGTACACACAAGGGTCTTCATGACGGGTATTGTGGGAAACATATCACACAAGGTGTTAAGATTAGACACCGGGATATTACTAGTATAAATACACATACACATGGAAGTGATAAACTTTTCGTTCCGGAATGTCCAGCATGTATTCGCCCAAATGTATTTAGAGATATAAATACAATGTTTAATAATGAGTAAAACAGATATTCTACTAACATCAATTAACAACTTTTATAACGAAGAAAAGAATAGAACTAAACTTTTAAACATTTTAGATAAAACAGCCGGGATTTCTTTGAGAAATCTAGAATGGTTCATTACGAATTACGCAAAGAAAAATAACACAACATACACAACAATGGATGGTAAGCTCTTTACAGTGCATTGTGCATATAAATCGAGTCTAGATGGGTACTCAAAGAAACTATTTGATCCATTTTGTAGGTCCGCAAAGTTTCCTTATATTGTACCAGGAACATGTCATGAAATTCATACAACATTAGCGCAGTTGAATTTCATCAAATGGTGTATCAAGAATAACATCATTGACTATATTAGCAGTCATAAGACTTCACTTTTTAATAAGAAATTGACATAGATCCATTTTCAAATTTGAAGGTTAAATAGCCCGTATAATACATCTGAAGTGTGTATGTATCTGTTGTAATATCAACTTTAGTTGTATCTAATTTCACATCGAAAACTGTTTTATCAGACTCTATACTACTAAAATCCAAGTTTCCCGAAGGTTCCACATTTACTGGATTCATCGCGAAACTATACGTGTATATATTCCTGATTGGTCGCCCCAATCTATTCCTGTGGGGTACCAAGTATTTAAAGTAGTTATGGGTTGTATTTGAAATGTTAGGAAGTTTATTTCCGTATATGAAAAACTGTGCACTCTCTAAGACAGGGTTGAAGAATGTGGTAGTTTCGTTAAAGTTATTACTCGATGAGAAGTTAAATCGGTTGTGCATGTAGTAATTTTCTTCTGCTGACGCATCACCCACGCTTATTAGGGAATTCTCAAATTTCGTGTTCCTCAAGAACCAATGGAAACATTTTACCGGGATATCTGCTACGAGGTTATTTTTAATATTATCTACGTTAAGCTCGCTCACTACCGTTGGATGTTTCCTCACGATATCGTTTATCATAGTCATCGGCTGAGTAGCAAAATACTGTCGTTCTTGTCCACTTATCGTAATTTCCTCAGTTACTAAATTAAATGATTGTAACTCGATGGTATCTGTTGTATTCGTGTAAAATTCTTGGTTATGAAACTCGAGTTCAAATGTAATATTTTGTTTGTGAATGGCACAAATGGGAAAATATGGACGATTGGGTTTATTTGTTGGGTGTTCATCACTCGCATATTTTCTTGCGAAGAAGAAGTGTAGAGGTATAACTAAATCTGCACTTTGGCGAGCAAAAACACTATTACCTACAGATTTATCAAAGCCGAGGTTTCTATTAACAAGTGCTCTATTGGCTACCTTCTCAGACATTTCTAAATAAAGATCATCGTAGATGATACCCCATTCATCATGTAACTTTTCAACTTCTATATCGTTTACAAACATGGTGACGCTTTTAAGAATATGTCTTCCCAATTGATCGGCATAGTTACCATCTGTAATACCGGGTATAGTGATACTCAACCACATATTACTTAGAAGATCTCCCATGTTTGTTGGATTGAATTTAACCTTGATCGTTTGACCGAACGGCCATTTAGGTACTTGCCCAGGATTGACCACATTTCGACTTCTATGATACTTTCTAAAATCCGAATGCCTCAACATATCTTTGTATTTAAAGAGTGAATCATCTGGGTCTTTGGAAAGAAGATACGTATCTTGCTTTCCAATAGCCTTGAGAGAAATCTTTGCAGCTTCACCCATACTTATCTATTGTCTATATATTTTTAATATCATTCTTCCACATACTGGATGGTGTTGTAGATGTAAGTATCTTGAGTTCCATTTTCGCCTGTTCGGATTCTTTGAGAAGTTCACGAACACTCTCATCTGTGTACTGAACAGTCCTAATGTTCAATAGATAGTCGTGATTCCCATTGACGAGTGGAAATGTATGTGAAAGTTGTTCTTCGAGTTCCTTCTTTTTGCGTCTAAACACGATAATGTCACCATTAATCACCATTGAGACAAATCGAGACTTGTAGTCACACATTTTAGCCTTCACCTCAATAACCTTAATCAGGTGTTCTTTGCGTTTGATATAGTACTGATTTCTCAATTTAATAAAGTCCATCAGAATCATTTCAGGTGTATCATATTTATGGATTCCTTTCACTGGGTGGAAGAGATGCATGTTCGTCGTGCGAACCGCCTTTTGGAGTTTAAGGTCTTTGATGATATCTTTACCCGTATACTCCTGAATAACAAAATCAACATTTTCAGTCGTACTGTTATTGGTAAACCCGCTGATAACCTTCTTTTCGACGAGGGTGTCTAGGTGCTCTTTGTAGTCTTGAGTCCAACGACCTGGGGGTAACTCGGTCACCTTGATTGTTTTACCAATTGTATTCCAAACACCTTCCGTCATCCAAGTACTATCTTGATTAAACACACGACCCTTGAAACCCCTGAACCATGGTTTCATTTTCTGAACTTCCTTCCCATTTAGTACATTCATAATATTGTCACGAATGTCTTTAGGGTTAAATGGGGGTACATAACAACTAAAACCTGTGCCAATACCTTCAGTACCATTCACCAGAACCATAGGTAAAGTGGGCATGTAAAATTCTGGTTCAATCGAGCGGCCATCATCATCTAGGTAATTGAGAATGGCATCATCTCTGGGGTCAAATATGTGTCGAGCTGCACCAGTCAATCGTGTGAAAATGTATCTCGTTTGAGAAGCATCTTTACCACCCATAAGTCGTGTACCGAATTGACCACATGGTTCGAGAAGGTTTATATTGTTAGAACCTGTGTAATCATTCGCCAACTTAACAATCGTATCTGCGAGGGATACTTCACCATGGTGATAAGAACTCTTTTCAGCCACATAGGCAGCCAGTTGTGCCACCTTCATCTCAGCAGTGAGATTCTTTTGAAAACAGGAGTACATCACTTTCCTCTGTGAGGGTTTGAGTCCATCTGCGACATGAGCAATAGAACGCTTCAGGTCTGCGAGACTGAAATTCACAAGATCTTTGTGAACAAAGTCGGTGATACTCAACTGCTTAACATGTCCATAAGGTACTTCAAGTTCTTTTGAATCTTTCGCTGTACTCTCGAGAAGCCATATCTTTCTCGCATCAGCCTTCTTCTTATCGAAAGCCAGTATAATAGACTCGTTGGTCATCGTATCCACATCAAACTTTACAGTGAGATCTTGAATTTTCTTGAAATACTCTCGAGCCTCGGCGGAGGTTGAGGTACCCAAACCCTTATAATACTTGATGCGCCAACCAGCTTTACCATTTCCATACCACGTTCGGAATGCTGAGTCCGTGTAAAATGATTTCGTATCAGAACCTTTGGTCGCCTTGATGATGGGTGTCACCATACTCACGACAAAGTTGAATTTGAGGAGTGACGGCCAAAAATAGTGAATCATATTAAGAATGAGACCCTTGATATGGGAACCATCATTATCAGCATCTGTCATGATCATCAAGCGCCCGTAGCGGAGTTCTGAAACGCTCGTATACTCTTTCCCTTGTTGAAGACCCAAAATCTTTTTGAGATCGTTAAACTCTTGGTTCGATGTGAGTTGTGCGACGCTCGTGTCACGGACATTCTTACATTTACCACGGAGAGGAAAGACTCCAAAATGGTCCCGACCAACAACTGAGAGTCCAGCGACTGCGAGGGTTTTAGCTGAATCACCCTCTGTCACGATGAGTGTACACTTAGAAGACTGTGCCGTACCAGCTTTGTTGGCATCATCCAACTTGGGGATCCCCGTGATTTTAGACTTACGAGCACCATCCGTCTTCTTGAGTTCTTTCATCTCCTTGAATTTGGAAAGGGCCGTGAGTTCATCAGATATCCCAGTCTTGAGAGCATTTTTGATGAAGTTCTTTGGTGGGTCAAACTTACTCCCAAAATCTTGGGATTTTAGGGTGCACTCAGACTTTACCTGACTCGAGAATGCTGGATTCTCGAGGGTTGCCTTTACAAAAATATTGAAAGTATTCTTAACCTGTTGAGGTTTCAACTTAATCTTCTTAGCCATCTCTTCAATGATACCCGCTGCGACCAGTGATGCCACATGATCTACATGGGTTCCACCTTTTGTCGTACAAATACCGTTCACGAAAGATACCTGTTCTAGGCCATTCTCTGAGGGGCCGATACACACGGACCAGCGGTCATTGGAAAACGAGCACACATCCCCCACACCGCTATGCATTTTAGCATACATTTCAAAACTTTGTTTGGGGAGAACATCTGCATTGAACTTAACCTTACAGTTTGGTGTGGTACAAATGTTAGCATCCCATACCCTTTTTTGGAAAATCTTATAGATTGTAAAGTCCATCTTTGTCATTCCAAACCTTTTCCAATCAGGGACAAATGTAATAGAAACCGATGATGTAGTACCCGAATGTTTTTTAATTTTTGGAGACTCGCATACAGTCATATTGTTAGACCATTTTTGAGAATATGTTTGTTTAGTTTCATGATCCTTGATGATGATAGAAAAGTCTGAAGAGTATATGTTCGTCAACTTAGCACCATATCCATTGCGTCCACCAACGACACGCTTCTTAGAGTCGTCATAATTGGTACTCGTGAGAAGGTGTCCGAATGTTAATTCGGGATTCCAAATACCCTCCTTCTCATGCATACGAACCCCGACACCCCCAATAGGGCCATTGTTCTCGATTGTTACTGAACCACTGACTTTGTCAATAGCGACAGAGATGGATGTCACATGCTTGGGGTGCATTGAGTTGCGGTCAACTGCATTGACGAGGATTTCATCAAAGATTTTCAAGAGAGCTGGGGAATACTTCAAGTTTGTCTTTTCAAACTTTTCATCGTTGAGGGTCCAATAGGGTTCTGTACCCAATTCAACTGGTCCGACATACGAGTCAGGTCTCTTGAGAATGTGTTCGATATGGGTGAGTTTTTGAACGCTTTCCATGGTTCTTGACTTTCATTACAATCTAATCTCTAACTTAGGTTTCCATCTTCAACACTTTGTAGACGTGCCAACTCGATGTGCAATGCCATGTATTCATATATCGCAGACGACCCGAAGGAACAGTCAAGATCGGCATAGGGTGCTACTTTGTCATGTATGAACTGGAGTTCATCTCTTACGACATCTGGGTCAACCAGGAAGAATTCACCGTTGGCCGCCCTAAGGTGATTGAACCGTTTATGTAAGTACGATTCGATTTGTTTTGTCACATTTGAGCACGTGGTAATTTTACCATACTTTTTATTTGTAAATACAGTCTCGAAGAGTGTATGCACTTTAAATTTTTCACAAACACCCGAGTTTAAAATTCCTAAACGAGAATCGATTGAGGTACACATCCCAATTTTAATATACTTTTCCTTGAACGCTGGATTCGTAAGAATGTAAATGTATGAATAGTCGTTA